CCGCACCGGAAAGGAAATTCTGACGCGGCAAACGGATGTCGGACCATCGATACAAAAGCGCAGCATCGACATCAATAAACCGCTGGCGCGTAAATTTGGTTACGGTGGAATGAAAGACTTCCGAACGGATGATCCCAAAGGCTTCTCATGGCGGCCAGCGACCGACAAGGACAAGGAGCGGCCAGCAATCGACAAGGAGATAGCAACAAAGGGTCGTCAGTCACAGCGCCGCGATGGCAACGTCAAGGCGACTGTGGACTTCGCTGCGATGAAGACGAAGAAGGTGCGGGAGGCTGGCGAGATCTTTCTGCCGGTCAGGAATGCGAGCTTCAGTCAAGGCACGACGGTCCATCGCAACGCGGTGCTTCCGGGCAACTCGGATTATTCAAGATGGACCGCATAAATGGTCTTGAAGATCACCGTCACTAAAGAAGTCCCCAGCGGGGAAACTAAAGCCCCAGCATGGGATAAGGACGCTCGCTCTACGTTTGGCTACAGCGGCGACAACCTATCCTGCATCCTGGAAATTAACGGTCAGCTTTACCGGGACTGGGAAACCGTCTCGGTGAAGATCCAAATTCTCGACAACCCACAGCGCTCCTTCCGCTTCACCTGTTCCGAGGGAATACCGCTGGTAAAGAACTTTGCCTTGCTGCGTATCCGGCCCGGCGACATCTGCATGGTCAGGCTGGCCGGTATCCCAGTTGTTTACGGCTACGTGAACACGCGGCAAGTGTTCTATGACGCGAACCGGCACTACATCGAGATCCAGGGCGTCGGCAAGACCGACAACCTTTCGTATGCCGGTGTCGCGCACAAGACGATGGAGTTTAAGAACGTCAACTATGAGCAATACGCCCGCGCCTTGCTGAAGCCGGTGATACCGAAGATCAACCTCATTGTGAAAGGCGGGGCGCTGCCGCAGATGAAGTTTCCGCGCCTCTCGGTAGCGCACGGCACCTCGATCATGGAGGCGTTGGAGATGCCGTTGCGGGCTTTGGGGAATGTTCAGTTTGGCAGCACCGCCATGGGCGATCTGGTCGCCCACGTCGCACCGACTCCCGGTGGTGACGTTCTGGTCGAGGGCAAGAACATTCTCGAAGGCCGCGAGATCATCTTCAACCCGGCGATGGCGGAAAAGGTGTTCTCGCCCGGTCAGCAGCCCGGCACCGACAAGAAGTACGGCGGGGCTGCTAACCTGGAAGTCGCAAAAAAGGTGATGGAGGGCCTGAATATGTATCGGCCCCACATCATGCCGCTTGAGATACCGTCCTTCAGCGAGAACCATCTGAAGGGCCGCACCAATATGGAGCAAGGCGTGCAGGACAACGATCAGGTCACGGTGTTCGCGACCGTGCATGGTTGGTTGAAACCCAGCGGCGGGCTGTGGGAAGAAGGCAAGACCGTTAAGGTCATCTCGCCGATGCTGATCATGGACGATGAGTTGAAAATAAAGTCCGCGACGTTCACGCAAGACAACGCGCACGGCAGTCGCACGGTTTTAGAGTGTGTCAACGACAAGGCGCTGCATCCTGGGGTTCCGGCAGCGCCGAAGGATGTGCCCGCAGACGCGCCGCCGACAAACGATGCTGCTGGGTTGCCGCCCAGCCAACCGACAGATCTTTGAGAGGATCAAATGGCGATCAGAACGACGCTGTCTCATGTGTCACGGCAAGCGCAGATGTCGATGTCGCGGGCGACGATCCGCGAGTTCAGCGACGATCACCTGATGCAGGAGGTCAAGCACGCTGATGTCATGTACAGCGAAACACCATCGGATTTCGAGCGCTTCCAGCAAGTCGGGATGACATCCTTTCCGCTGAAGCAGGAAGAGGATGAAAAGAAAAAGTCAGGGGAGAAGAAGCCAGAGGCGTCCTCGGCTGACAAAAACATGGCTGGTCAAACCGATTTCAACGACGACCAGCCGAAAGGCCCGGCGGCGGAAGCCGTGATGCTCTACCTCAACGGCCAGCGATCGCATCCCATTGCCCTTGTCGATGACCGGCGGGTGAGGCCCTACGAGATGAGCGAGGGCGAGGGCGCGCACTACGCGCCGGATGGCTCAGAGCAAATGGTGCTGTTCAAGGAGACTGGCACATACATCGTGTCGCTCGACAATACGAGCGTCAAGGACAAGAAGAACAAGAAGACGCGGTTCGTCTCGTTGCGCCACGTCGAAAAGAAGATGCAGACGCACAAGATCGAGGAGAACCAGAAATCCGAGTCAGGCGACAGTGGCGGATCGTCACCGGTAGCGACCACCCGTGCCGGTGAGACATCATCGAGCGGCGGTCAGCAGAAGAAAGAGAAGTACAAGCATGAGGGCGACTCGGTTAACACCGAGGTCCGTTGCACCAAGAACCGGATCGAGTTCAGGACCGGCGACAAGGTTGTCGGCTATTATGATGTGCAGAATGAAGAGTGGAAACACACGGGTAAGACCATCAAGAACGAGGCGCAAAGCATTAGCCACAAGGGCGTGCAGTATTTCGACAAATCCATCCATGTGAAGGAAACGGTCTATGCAACGGAGGGACTGAAGCCCGGCAATGGCCCTTGGGGCGACGGCATTCCAAGCGAGGGGCCATCGTTGTTGGACGCTTCCGTCGCAGGCGATCCGATAGAGCTTCCGCCGCACATTGCGGCCTATGTTGCGCGCAAGCAGAAGCAGGCCGATGATCTGGAAGCGCGGCTCGCTGCAATGGAAGCGCGCCTAGCTGCACTGGAGCGGGCCTAAATGGCAACGATCAAGGAAGTCTCTAGGGCGGCATGGCGCAGGAAGTTTATCCGGGCCTCGTTTGCCGGGGTGCGGTTTCATGTCGAGCAACAAGGCAGGAGCGGTGGTCGGCGGGTCGTGCTGCATGAATACCCGAAGCGGGACTTGCCATACGCGGAAGACATGGGCAGGCAGGCTTGGCGCTATCAGATCAGCGGCTACCTTGTCGCGCCGGATTATCACATCGACAAGCGCGACTTGATGAGGGCACTAGACAACAGTGCTGGCGGCACGCTGGTCGATCCATATCTGGCAGAGCCGCTGATGTGCATGTGCGAACGCTACACGGTAACCGAGACGCGGGAGCGCGGCGGCTACTGCGTGTTCGAGATGGCGTTTGTTGAGCTTGGCATTTCCGGCAATTCAATCGAACAGACTGACAGCAAGGCTGAGCTTCAAAATAAATCGGCGGATACCAGCAAGGAAGCGGCCACCACCCTCGACATGATGCCAACAGAACTTTGAGCGCAGACAATGAACAAGTCAGAACGCGGAGAGGCATTCGCAATTTCGGTGCGGCTCATCGAGCAACTGGTTGCCTTCCCGGTGTCATCGGAAGGAAACCTTGGTGCCAATATGCGGACGGCGGTGGGGCGGTATCTGTCGAACTTCCCGGATCTGATCGCCAACAAGGCGATAGGCCGGGCGCTGTTGGCTTGCTTTGACACAGCCTTCCTCGCTGGCGCTACGCTTACTTCGATGGACAACGTGCGGGTGTCGGTGCTTGCGGAGACGCCCCAGTTTTCACTCGGCGCTCTCGTCGTCAACGCTGCGACGATCTTCTCATTCGTTGAGCAGTCGAAGATAATTGCGGACATGGAGTTCAAAAGCCAAACCGATGTCGATGCCGTCATCGACCGGATGAGCTTGGTGATCGAGGAGATCAAGGTGACCTTGTCCGATAGCTTCACCGTCGCGGACTATCGGAACTTCGTCGCTCTAGCAGCACTGCTGATCCAGCATCTGGCGGCCACGCGGCGGAAGATGCCGCGCATCGTGAAGTATCAGTTTCCGGTCAACTACCCGTCGCTGGCGATGGCGAACCGCATCTACGCAGACGGCACGCGTGCCGAGGAACTGGCCGCCGAGAACAAGACCATTCACCCAGCTTTCATGCAGCGCCACGTCGTGGCATTGAGCGCTTAAAATGGCCGACATCAGGGTCGTCAACAAAAGGTTTATCGACGGCACCGGCCTCGATCTTGCGGGTAACCAAGTCAGTCTTCATGCGCTCTCGACCGACTGGCTGCTGACCCCACTCAACACGCTGGATGAGACGGAGGAACTGGTCAATATCGTCAAGGTTGCGCTGCTGACTTTCGGCTTGGCCAACACCGACGATGTTCTGCCAGACCCAGACAGCGAGGACCGGTGCGGCTGGTGGGGCGACGTAGACGCCGAAACGATCTGGGACGGATGGCCTATTGGTGCGAAGATCTGGCTGCTGAGTCGCGCTAAGATCACGCCGGGGGAAGCAAGCGAAGGATCTACGTTGTCCAGGGCTGAGCACTATTGTCGGACGGCCCTGCAACCGCTGATCGACAGACGCATATGCACCCGCATCGATGTGGAGGCGACCAAAGGCAGCATCGAACAGATCAACGTCCTGGTGAGAGTTTACCGAGGCCCGCTTCCGCAGATCGAGTTGCGCTTCCAGAATCTGTGGGACGAAATTAGGAACTGAAATGCTTACGGCAAAGAAGTTGCGGGAGGCTATGCACTACGATCCCGCTACTGGGGTGTGGACTCGCATTGCATCGAAAGGCAGAAGCGATCTTGTCGGCACAGTTTGCGGCAGTGTTGATGGTGGTGGCTACGTCCACATCAGGATAGACGGACAGCGGTTGAAGTCGCACCGCCTCGCGTTTCTTTACATGACCGGAAGATTTCCGAAGCGCGAGGTCGATCACATCGACTTAGACCGGACGAATAACAGGTGGGCGAATCTGAGAGTGGCGACTAGGCGACAGAATCAGGGAAACGTCCGCGTCCGCTCTGATAATGTCTCTCGGGTCAAAGGCGTTACAAAGTTTAGAGGGCGCTATCAGGCCAGGATCGTACTTGCTGACGGAAAGCGAGAGTTCATCGGGTCGTTTGTATCAGCCACAGATGCCGGTCGTGCCTATGCTGAGAAGGCGCGGGCTGTGTTTTGTGAATATGGGAGGGTCTAGCCTTGCCCTGGTCAACACCTACGCTGAGGTTGGTTCGCGAGACGGTGCGCGGTGAGATCACCGCAAGCTTGGGCCGCGCATCGTTTATTGGCAACAGCGTACTGCGTGTTATGGCCGATGCCACGGCGGCGCTGACGCATCTGACGCTGCGCTATATCGACTGGGTTGCGCTGCAACTCATGCCCGACACCGCCGAACAGGAATGGCTGGATCGCCATGGCGACATTTGGCTGGTGAATGCTGACAGCACCCTTGGTCGCAAGGAGGGCGCGCTTGCTTCCGGCACAGTGACGGTAACCGGCATCGCCGGGACAGTGATCCCGGCCTCAACTCGTCTAACCGGTGGTGATCAGTGGCCTTACGAAACGACGGTGGAAGCCACGACGGATGATACGGGTGTCCCGGTCGCGGTTCGCGCGCTGAACTTCGGCACTGGCGGCAACCGTGTGGAAGGCGACGTGCTCAGCTTTGAAACGCCGATCAGCGGCGTCGATGCGGACGCGCCTGTCATCCTGGTTGACGGCGGCGTGGACTCGGAGACTGACGAGCAACTGCGCGCCCGCGTTCTGCGCCGCATCCGGCAACCCCCAATGGGTGGCGCGGCCTACGACTACGAGGCATGGGCGCTCGCGGTCCCCGGCGTCACCCGCGCGTGGGCGGCGGCTGAGCAGGGTCCAGGCACCGTCACGGTTCGGTTTTTGATGGATGATCTGCGTGAATCCGACGATGGCTGGCCAACGTCATCCGATGTGATCACG